CTCCTAAAGTGTCCACCATCACCGACCCCGGTGTCTCAATTCCCCTTCCCTTGTTAAAATTCTTCGAGACCTTCCTGAAAAGGGAGTTCTTTCCGAATTTGGCACGGGTAAGTGGGGAGAAGGTTACCGGGCTCGACCTTGCACAGCTTAAACCCAAACCCCTACCTCTCGTGACCTCTTGTGCCGGTGCGTGGCGAGTCCCGTTTGCGACTTTCAATCGAAACGTGTCTGCGTTAGCTACGGCGGGCCCTGCGGCATGGTGTTGGGTTTCCGGCCGGTGGGGCGGCGAATTACTCGCTTATTGCCAAGCCATCGGTTCGTGGGAAACAACGCAGTCTTGGTGGCGATTGATTGAGGACTCGTCTTTATATGCCACTTTTTGTGGTGATATGAATCCGGGTCGGATCTCTTTCAAAACCGAGCCTGCTGGTAAGATAAGGGCTTTTGCAATGGTTGACTTTTGGACTCAGTGCACTCTTCGGCCGCTGCATGACTTGATCTTCTCCATTCTTAAGGAAATCCCTCAAGATGGAACTTTTGATCAATTAGCTCCTGCAAAGGAGCTGTTGAAAAAGAGCAAGCTCACCGAGGAAACTTGGTGGTCTTTGGACTTATCTGCTGCGACTGATCGGTTCCCTTTGGTTTTACAGAAATTGGCGTTGGGGCAGATGTTGGGGTCGCAATATGCATCAGCATGGGCAAACCTGTTGGTGTCCCGCCAATATACGATGCCGGTGGGGATTAAACCTCGTCGGGTACGTTATGCGGTTGGGCAACCAATGGGAGCTTACTCAAGCTGGGCCGCTTTTGCTATCACACATCATGCCTTTGTGCAATTTGCTTTTAGGCTGAGTGGGGGAAGTGGGTGTTTTAAAGATTACGCGCTCTTGGGGGATGACATTTTGATTGCTAATCATAAAGTCGCCCTCAAGTATAGATGGTTGTGCTCGCAAGTAGGAGTGGATATTTCGTTGGCGAAATCGATGGCGTCTAATCAACGCAGTTTCGAATTCGCTAAACGAGTATTCTTCCGTGGTGAAGACGTTTCCGGGTTTCCCTGGAAACTATGGCAGGTTGCTCAACGCGATCTCGCAGCAACCGTAGCCTTAGCTCAACGGCTTGCCGTTGGGCGTCGAGTTACTACTCTTGCCGGTTTAATCAAAGCGTTAGGGGGTGGGATGAAAGCATCATCTAGGGCTTACGCGGGATGGAGACGATTGTCAAAACCCGTTCGGGCCCTGTTGGTTATTATGTCCCATCCTCAGTCTCAGACCTTCTTATCAAAGCCAAATTGGCTTGATTGGTTGATGGACAAAGGAGTGGTATCTCAATCGGCGGGCGACCCGAGTAGAAGCACTTGGGTCGTCCCCTGGATGTCAGGGTTCCGAGAGGAATACCTGAATCCGGCTCTAAAATTCTTAGAGGACGAAAGGGATGCTGAGTTCTTTCCTCCAGATATCGAACTAGGGCCGATCCAAGGGAAGAATATCCCTGGATCGAGCGTCAAAGGGGTTAATAGCCTGATGATGTCTTATTATCGAGACTGGCGATGCGGTGTCTTTG